AGCCAGAAGCTTGAGGCCCAGGTCCTGCCGATGGAGCGAGCGCAGCGCATCCACGGCGAGTGGGAGGCCGGCTTCACGGAGGGCCGGGTGTTCGTCCAGTTCGATCCGCTCACGATGGTGCGCGACGAGGCGCCCGCGGGCGAGGCGCAGATCGCCATCGGCATCGACCACGGAAAGGAGTCGGGGGCGCAGACGGCGGTGATGGTGGCCGTGACGCGCTCGCGTGACAACGAGCCCCGGATCACCGTGCTCGACGTGGTGTCCTCCAACGGCATGACGACGCCCGAGGACGACGCAGCGCAGATCTTGTCGATGATCAAGCGGGCCGGCCTCCGGTGGGAGCAGATCGACCGCTGGGTCGGCGACCGCGCCGCCGTGTCGCGCCGAGGTGGCGCACTCAAGAGCAACGCGCTGCTGGTCCAAGCGTTTGAGAAGACGCTGCGGATCCCCATCGGGACATGGCCGGCGAGGATTAGCACCGCCTACAAGCCTGCCGGCTCGGTGTTCCACGGCTACCGCATCCTGCAGGCGGCGATGCTACGGGGCGACTTCGTGATCCACCCCAGGTGCAAACGGCTGATCGATGACCTCGGCAAGTTCGACGGGCGCGCCGCCTCGGAGCACAAGCACACCATCGACGGGCTACGCTACGCGCTCGAGCTTGTGACGCGTCGGCAGTACCAGCCGCAACTCCTTCGCATCGGATAGGATGGCGCCATGTATGCCACGATGACCGCCCCGCAGCCGCCGGCCCCAGGCAACCCCGACGAGGCCCGCCGTGTCGAGCACACGCGCCACCGCTACGCGATGATGGAGGGGCGGTGGCAGCCGATCCTCGAGTCGTACATGGAGACGCAGCTCGGGAGCGTGCGCCGTGCCGCAATGGGCCTCGTGGACATCAGCTACTGCGCCCTTCGGACCACGTCCTACGAGCTCGCGACGCTCTACGACGCCGAGCCCGACTGCAAGCACAACCAGCTCGCCTCACCCAACATCGACCGCCTCGTCGGCTCGGCCGGCTCCATCGCCCGCTCGGGCCTGTGGTCGCAGATGTCGCGGTTTCAGGCCTACACGCTCGCGCTTCGGGAGCTCTGGATGCGCGCGGACGTCGAGGACGGCCGCCTCGTCTACCGGCCGGTCCCGCCGCACATGACGATGGCCGAGGCCGATCCGGCGCGGCCCAACGTCCCGACGCTGTTCGGCGAGCTTCGGCTGCGTCAGATCGAGGGGGCTCTGCTCTGGACCTTCGAGGTGTGGGACATCCGCAACCCGGGCTTCCCCACCTACCGCGTCCTTGAGGCGCTCGACGGGTGGCTGGGAGGCCGCGACCTGACGCGCGCTGTCCACGGCGCCACCTACGACGGGCCCGACTACCCGGCAGCGTGGCGCCGCGCGAACGGTGCGCCGATCATCCCGGCGATCCTCTACCACGCAAGCACCTATGGAGATCGGCTCTTCGACCCGTTCGCGAACATCGAGCTTTATACTGGCTCGTTGCAGCTCGGGCTCTTCTACAGCTACCTCGCCCACTGCATCCGTGACGCGTCCTACCCGCAACGCTACGCCGTCGGCGTCCGTGTCGCTGGCATGGATGCGACGGACCTCGGGGGCCGCTCCGCTCGCTCCGAGGTGACGACGGACCCGACGACGATCCTCATGCTCGATCCCATCGGCGAGACGAGCCAGCCCATGATGGGGCAGTACCAGGCCGGCGCGGACGTGGAGAAGCTCGAGGCGGTCATCGCCGCGGTAGCTCACCGGCTGGCGACGGACGCCGGCCTCGCGCCGTCCGAGCTCCAGCGCACCTCGGGCTCCGCGCGCTCCGGCTACGCCATCTCGCTCTCCCAGGAGGGGAAGCGCCAGGCGCAGCGCCGGTACATCATGCAGTTCCGCGCGTCCGACGAGGCCCTTGTCGGCTTGTCGGCAGTGCTCTACAACCGCTGGAGCGAGGCCAATACCGAGGCCACCAACTACCCCGAGGGCGGGTACTCGGTCATCTACCGCGAGATCCCCCTCTCGCCGTCCGAGATGGAGGCGCGCCGGAAGCACGTCTTGGAGATGCTCGCCGCCGGGCTCATGTCCGAGGTGGACGCGTTGCGCTTCTTCGGGAGCCTGTCCGAGCAGGATGCCATCGCCCAGCTCGCCTCGATCCGCGCGACTCGGGAGAGGGCGCCGTCGCCGGCTTCTGCGGGAGGAGCGACGACGACGCCGACGACGGCACCCACCGGCTCCGTATCCGATCTTGAGGCCGTAGCAGTTCCATCCGTTTGAGGAGTGAGCATGAGCGAGGAAGTAACGCCGGAAACCCAGGAACAGACCGCAGGCGCGGCGCGCATCCGCCAACTGGTGGCGCGCGTCAAGGAGCTCGAAGGCCGTGTCGGCGAGCTTGAGCCTGTTGCGGCCCAGGCCGAGAAGTACCGCGCCCAAGTGGACGAGGTCAAAGCCGCATCCAAGGCCGAGCGGGAGACTCTCCGCGTCGAGCGCGAGATCGCCGCGGCCGGCATCACCGACGCCGAGGGGATGGAGTACGTTCAGCACGCGTACTCCAAGCTTGCCGCCGAGGGGCGCCCTCCTCTGTCCGAGTGGCTGGCGGACCGTGACGGGCTCCCGAAGGCCGTTCGGGCCTACCTCCCGACCTCTACCCCTGCCGCGCCCGCAGCGACCACCACGGCCACGCCTGCCGTGCCCGTGACGCCCTCGCCGCGGACGAGCACGGCGACCATCCCGCAGGCGCCGAGCGAGCCGCAGGCATGGAGCGCCGAGGCCATCGCGCGGCTCTCGCCCGCCGACTTCAAGGCGAACCGCGAGGCCATCATGGCGGCGATCCGCACGGGTTGACAGATTGTCGCGACGCCAGTAGTCTGAACGTGCGGGGGTAGCACCCTGCACGCGCACGGGGTCGAGCTCCCGTAAAAAGCGAAAGGCGCGGGTACCTCTCCACTCTGTCAGGAGGCCCCCGTGGCTAACGAAGTCTACTTTTCCGGCCTGTCCGGCAACGCCCGTCTTGCGGCGATCCTCAACCAGTTCGTCGTCACCAAGCTGACGGACACCGCCTCGCTCGTCAACCACCCGAGCATCACCCAGCTCCGTTCGATGAACGGCAGCGGATCCACCGTGGTCCAGGTGCCTGTCGTGTCCTGGGGCGCCAACGCGATGGCGTCCGTGGCGGAAAACGCCACCGTGAGCAACACCGCGCTCACCACCACCAACGCCAACGTGACCATCGCGCGCCAGGCGCTCCGTCGGCAGATCTCCGACCTCGCCCAGCTCACCGGCGCTGGAATCGCGCTCGACGTGACGCTCGAGAACATCGCGGCCGACATGGTCCTCGCGTACAACAAGCGGGTGACCACGATGATCGCGGCGCTCTCGTCCGGCTTCTCCGCGTCCGTTGGGAGCACCACCGTCGATCTTACCGTCGCGAACTTCTACGCCGCGATCTTCGGCCTCCAGCTCAACTCGGCTGACGGCATGTTCACCGCGATCCTGCACCCCCAGCAGATCAACGACCTGATCTCCTCGCTCCGCTCCGAGACTGGCCCCGGCCAGTACCTCGCGACGACCCAGGACCAGGTGCAGGCCAAGGGCCCCGGCTTCCGCGGGAACCTGTTCGGCGTCGACATCTTCGCCTCGGCCAACGTCCCCACGGCCACCGCGGGCGCCGACTACCTCGGCATGATGATCGCCCCCGGTGCCATCGGTGTGGCGACCGCGACCGCCGCCCCCATGGTCGGCGCTGCCACCCTGCCCTCGCAGTCGCCCATCGTGGTCGAGCTCGAGCGGGACGCGTCCTCGGGCTCCACCATCGTGGTGGGCTCCGCGTTCGTGGGCGTTGCCGAGCTGGATGACCTCCGCGGCATCGGCATCCTCTCCGACCTGTGAGACACCGCGCCCGCGCTCGTAGGGTTATCCTGTGAGCGCGGGCGCTTTCGCGTCCGAAGGAGCATCCATGGCGGCGACATTTGGGACGATGGGCGGCGGGCAGTTCGAGGGGCGCGCGGCGTCGCGTCCGCAGGTCATGCGCGAGCTGGTGCGGCTCGATCCGTCCACCTCGTTTTGGTTCATGCACCATCCCGCCCGGTGGATGCTCGTAGATGGCGAGTGGCTTCCGTGGCTGTCCAAGCTGTCGGCCGATCCCGGCGTGAGCAACGTTGACCAGGGCGGCGACACCGCCGCCGCCGAGGTCGCCAAGCGCCGCCGCGGCTGGACCATCATTCCCTGGGACGCCGAGCCGGGCGGCTACGTCGTCGCCTACGACGGCGTCGCGGGCACCGTCCACCTCTCCAAGTGGGAGACGCCCAAGCTCGTGGCCGGTCAAACCCGCATCCAGGGCGACCCCGATGGGTACTGGGCGTTCTGCAAGCGCCTCGTGGTCGACGGCTACATCGACCTCCCCGATCCGGACTTCATCACGATCCAGATCGAGCGCCAGGAGAAGGTCGTCAACGAGTGGCGCGAAAAGGCCCCGTCCTCGCCTTTCCACCGCGAGGCCCTTCCCAACGAGGAGGCCCTCCTCGAGCGGATGCGCGCTGCCATGGAGCGCCTCTTTGCCCCCGCCGTCACCGACGACGAGGCGCCCGCCGCGCCCGCCACCAAGCCCCGCCGGGGCCGCGCGTGAGCGAGCGCGCCGGCTACCGCGAGGCCATGGAGCGCATGACGCAGCGCCTCCGCGAGTCGGGCATGGCGAGCGACAAGGCGCGCAAGGTCGCCGAGGACACGGCGCGACGTACCGATCAGAAGCAAACCGACAAGGGCCGATAGGGAGCATCGATGTCGCTCGCCGAGACCGTCTACACCGCCCGCTTCCGCTCGACGGAGACGATCGAGCGCGGGCGCACGCAGGTCATCTCGTGCCCAACATCCCGTATCGGCGCCACGGCCACGCCGACGAGCGGCACCGTGACCATCTACCGGCCTGACGGCACGGTGCTCGTGACCGCCTCGGTGACGGTGGCAAGCATCGCCACCTACTCCCTGACGGGCGCGACGACGACGGCCGAGGCGCTCGGCGAGGGGTGGCTGATCGAGTGGGCGTTGCTCATGCCGGATTCGGTTACCCACACGTTCCGGCAAGACGCCGCGCTGTGTCGCCGGGCGCTCTACCCCGTCGTCTCGCAGGACGACCTCACCCAGCGCCACAGCGACCTCCCGTCTCTCCTCGGGGCCGCGGCGAGCTACCAGCCGTACATTGACGAGGCGTTCTTCACGATCTGCAACCGCCTCATTGGCGCGGGCCGGCGGCCGTACCTAGTGATCCAGCCGAGCGCGCTCCGCGAGTGCCACCTCATGCTTGCGCTGCATCTCGTCTTCATCGACTACAGCACGTCGGCCGGCGACGGCGGGCGGTGGCAAGCTCTCGCGGCGCACTACCTGTCCGCCTACGAGCAGTCCTACGGCGGGCTCAAGTTCAGCTACGACGAGGCCGACGACAACCGCGTGGACCCGACGAAGAAGAAGTCGGCAAGCTCGCAGATCTGGACCAACGGCCGCGGGCTTT